GGCCTTCGGGCCGGCCCTGCCGAAAGGATTAAACGAACATGGTTCCCAGTCAGAACATCAAGACCTTCGTGGCGCTCAACGCGACCGCCACCACCGTCACCACTGAACTTACCTACGGTCCTCGGATCGACGTTGCCGGCGCCGAGTCGGCGACCTTCCTCGTCCACATCGAGGCCACCAACGCGACCGGCACGCACGGTCTCGTTGCCGTTCAGCTCGAGGATTCCGACGTGACCGGCACGACCGGTTTCGCCGCGATCACCGGGCTCACCTTCACCTCGACCGGCGTCAGCGCGGCGACCAGTGCCGGCGACGTTACTGCCGCCGCGGTCGCTCCCGTGGCGTTCTTCTCGACGCAACTCGGAGGCCGCAAGCGGTACCTCCGGATCGGCGTGCGGAAGAGCTCCAGCGCGACCAACGCCGTGAAGGTGCAGGCTCTCTGCATCCTCGACAACCTGGCCGAGGCGAAGTCCGCGAGCAACGGCGCTGCCATCAGCGTCATCCGCTGATACCATCCGGTCACACGGGTCGGGCAGGGCCGGTTCCGCGTGGAGCCGGCCCTGTTCACTTCGAGGGAAACAGGCATGTCCATCACGGTTTGGCACGGCGGCACGTTCCGGGACCACAAGGCCGAGGAGGCGATGGCGCTTCCGTATGCGGACGGATCGTGTGATTCGATCGAGGTCAAGGACGATCTCGCCAGGTTCGTCGGCGGCGGCGCAACCGAGGCGGTCGCCAAACTCGCGGCGAAACTCAGGGAAGGCGGAGAACTCCGCGTAAGCGTCCCGGACTTTGACCGGCTCATCGACGCCTACAAGGGCGGGACGTCGACAGACGTCGAGGAGCGGCTCCTCGGCAAGGCCGGCGAACACGGCTCGATCTGGAACCGGCAGAAACTCGGCGACACGATGAAGGCCGCAGGCCTCGACGACGTGCGGCCGTGGAAGGCCGGCGAAGATCCGACCGCGGTCAGCCTCGAAGCGGTCAAGATCCCGGCCATCACCGAACTCCGGAACGTCGAAGCGCTCGTCTCGATGCCGCGGCTCGCGTGGACTGAGAACATGTTCTGCGCTATTGCGGCGCTTATACCGCTGAAGATCAACATCACGAAGCACACCGGCGCCTTCTGGGGCCAGTGCCTCGCGCGGCTCATGTCCGAGGCGATCGCGAAGCCGTCTTGCGAATGGGTGCTGACGCTCGACTACGACTCGATCTTCGAGAAGCAGGATGTCATCGACCTGTACCGGTTGGCGACCCGGAAGAACCTCGACGCGGTGGCCGCGATGCAGATCGGACGCGAGCGCGATACGGTCCTGATCACCTGCGAGGATGCCGAAGGGAACGCCCGGAACTCGCTCACGCTTGAGGAGATCACGGCCGACGCGATCGAGGTCGCGACCGCACACTTCGGCCTTACGCTCGTCCGAGCCGATGCGCTCCGCAACCTGCCGAAGCCGTGGTTCCACGGGTCGCCGGCATCGGACGGCACTTGGGGCGAGGGTCGCATCGACGACGACATCCAGTTCTGGCGCCAGTGGAAGCGAACCGGCTTCAAGGTCTGGCAGGCGAACCGAGTCCGCATCGGTCACATTCAGGTCATGGTGACTTGGCCGGACCAGAGGCTCGCCGCACGGCACCAGTATCATTCGAAGTACGTGACCGAGGGACGGCCGGACTACGCGAGGTCTTGAATGGCAGTCGATCCGAACAGTCTGACCACGCTTGCCAAGTTGGAGACCTATCTGGGCGTCACGGCCGGCACGGATACCAGCCTGCTGGAAGCCTCGATCGACGCCGCGTCGGTGCAGATCGAGAACGTGCTGGGTCGAGTCATCAAGGCACGCGACCTCTATGAATGGCACGACTCGGAACGTACCGACGAGATCGGTGTCAGGACGAGGCCGATCAATCACGTCAAGTACGTGGCGTTCGGTTCTAACAACGCGATCGAGGTGCGAAGCACGATCTCCACCGACGTGCTCGCGACTGTCGAGGTGACGACGACGAACATTCGTCTCTTTCGCCTGACCGAAAGCGGCTCCTCGCAAGTGACTACGGCAGGATTCGCAGGTCACCAGACGACCGAGGAACTTGCGGATCACATCAACGGCATGACCGGGTTTTCGGCCACGGCTGTAAGGAACTACGACGCCTACCAGCTTCATCCGCGAGCAGGCATCAACGTCAAGGACACGACCGGTTACCTGACCGCAGCATGGGACACGTCGGCCGACCTTCGGGTCAACGCCGAGTCGGGCATCATCTCTTTCGTGCGAGACACATTCCCGAGCGATCACTGGATTACGGAGTTCCCGGCATCGCCGATGTCCGTGCTAGTGGCCTACAACGGCGGTCTTTCGACAGTGCCATATGACATCGAGCAGGTGTGTCTTGAGGTGGCGGCCCAGATGTACCGGGACCGCAAGCGAGATCGCGGCGTGCAGTCGGAGAGCCTCGGCGACTACTCGTACAGCCTCGGTCAGGCGACCGCCGCTCTCGACCTGATCCGGTCCCGGCTGGGCTCGAGGACTCGTATCCGGTGAGCATCGACGCGCTCATCTCGTCCTACGGCCGGACGCTCGCGAGGCAGCGGCCCGTCTGGATCCGCGACGTAAGCGGCGGTGCCGCGCAGAGCACGACGGCCGGCACGACGACCTCGGCGATCACCGGCTACCTACAGGTCGGCGGCGGTGCCGTAGGGCTCCGCTACGGCCGCGAGAACCTCCGCAACCCGGCGACGCTCTACTGCCTGGGTGCGGTGGACGTGCAGCCGGAAGACATCTTGACGGTCACTGTCGCGAGCGAGACCCGCACCTATCGCGTGGACGCGGTCCGCATCCCGAACGACCGGCCGACGAGCGATCCGATGTGCCACAAGATCTGCTCGCTTGAGGAGGATTATCCGCGTGGCTAAGGGTGGCAAGTCAGGTCCAGCCGGCGGTGCCTCGTTCAACTTCGACGGTAAGGCTATCGCCGATGCGATCGTCACCGGTTGCGCTCAAGGCACGTTGATGGGTTTGCAGCAGTTGCAGCGCGAGGTGAAGACGACCTTGAGTCAGGCCGGCACCGGAATCAAATGGCCGGGACTGCCGACCCGTTCGAGCGCTCCGGGTCGACCGCCGGTTTCGCAGACCGGAAACCTTCGTCGCTCGTGGCAGACCGGTCAGCCGCAACGCGTCGCAGCCGACCGGCGTCTCGGCTGGTCCATCGGTTCGAATCAGCCGTATGCAAAGTTGCTTGAGTTCGGATCGGCTCGGATCTTCTCCCGACCCTATCTCCGACCGTCGATCCGGACGATCGCCAAGACGCTTGGTGCGACCGTGAGTGCGCAGATCGGAAAGGCCTTGAAGCAAGCCGGATTCAGATCACGATGAAACCGATCCTCGACACGCTCGCGGCCGCGATCACGTCCTCGGCGGCGACCTCGTGGTTCCAAGGCTTCGGCGGTCGCGTCTACGTCAACGAGGCGCCGGCCAACGTCGCGCTTCCGCTCTGCGTCTACGGCGTCGCCGAGCACTCGATCACCCAGACGTTCGGCTCCGACCGCGAGTCGATCGTCATCGAGTTCACGCAATATCACCCACACTCGTCCGGCCTGGCGGTCGCGGCATCGGCGGCCGAGAAGCTGCATACGCTGCTCGACAACAATCCGCTTACCGCGACCGGGTATGATCGGGTCGTCATTCGCGCCGAATCTCGGGGCGTTCCCGCGATGGAAGACGACGCGATCCGGACGGACTCGCGGTTCAGGATTCAGGCTCTCAAGACCTGACAGGTGCAAGCATGAGTTACCTCGTTGGCAACGATGGCGGCGTGTCGCTCGGGACGAACTATGTTGTCCAGTTGAACGTCTGGAACGCGACATTCTCGCGGCAGACCTCGGACATCACCGGCTTCGGCGACTACGGTCGGCGACGACAACTCGGCGTCCACGACTGCACCGGATCGGCCGGCGGGTTCCTGCGTGCCGATACTGCGAACTCGGCTCCGAACCTAGGCGGTACCGCGGCCACGGCCACGAGCGTAGTCGACTGGTCGAGCACCGGATCGACGATCACGCTGCACGCACGAGGCTCAGGAACGGCGACGGCCGCTACTTTCTGCACTTGGCAGATGCCTGCGGTCATCTCCGACGCAGCCGTTTCCGTTACCAAGACCGGAGACGCTGCGATCTCGTTCAACTTCGCGCTTTCCGGCGGTCAGATTCCCGTGGAGACCTGGGACGAATCGTGAGGCTCTGGCCGACAACCGTACTCACGAAGCAAGACTGGATCGCGGAGATCACGTTCAACGACGGAACAAAGAGCCGCATCGGCATCTCGCCGCAACTCAAAGAAGACGAGGCGATCGCCAAGGTTTACGAGGTCATCGGCTGGAGAAACAAGACTCGGCAGGTAGTCAAGATCAGACTGGCGCGTCGTGAAACTGAGTCCAGTTGGATCGAACTGATGCACGCGGAGAACCGAGGGAGGCTCGTCAAGTGAAGACCGTAGAGATCGTGTCCGGATTCCGGGCGCCGCTATTGACCGTTGCGGACATGATGGAGATCGGCGAGGCCGCCTGGGACGATGAACGGAAGGCGCTCCTTGCGGACCTCGAGGTCGCAGGCGCATCGGCCGAGCAGAGGCTTGCCGCGCTTCGGGAGCAGTCGCTCCGCAAGGGTACGGCGCTCGTGCTCCTCATCGCGACCATGCGTCTCGACGTTGCGTCCGACGTCATCCGTCGAGCGGCATTCCGTGCCAAGCAGAACCCAGATGAGATCCTCGTCAGGCTCACGCCGGCGGAGATCGTCGAGCGTGCCCAGAAACTTTGCGGCTACGAGAGATCCGACGAGGGAAACGCACAGGGTCCGGCGGCGACGGCCTGAGCCGCACGGACTGGATCGGTACGGCCGCCTTCGTGGCACGCTACGCGCCCGGCTTCGGGAACCCGCTCGACCTGCCGATCGACGTGTTCGCGGCGGTCGTGGAAAGCGTCTCCGATATGATCCAGTCCGAGCACGGAGACAGCGGCCGGGCCGCGGTCGATCGTGAGATGAGGCGCATGCTTGGCTGAGAACCCGTCAATCACAGTCCAGGTCCTCGCCGACATCAAGGCGCTTACGACCGGCATGAAGGAAGGCGAGCGGATCGTCGGCCAGACCACGGCGACGATGGCGCAGTCGGTCGACAAGGCCGATCTCGGCAACCGGTTCGCGAAGCAGGCGCAGGGATTCACGAAGGCCGCAGGCGCGATG